AGACCCGACCTTCTCGACCGTTGAAACAACCGCTCCGGTAGCCTTGCTGCTGTAGTTCCGCGCCGCTACCTTGGCCTTGTTCGCCTGCGCCTCGCCTCCAACCATAATGGCCGTCATGTCTTCTGCCGATTCCTGCAAAGTCGAAGCAAACACGTCCTGCACACTGCCAGACATAAGAGAAACGCCAGCCTTAGCGTATCCTACACGCTGCTTGCCCATCAGCTTTTGCGTGCGCTCAAATTGCCGTCTTGCCTCAACCGCCGCTTTCTTGCGCTGGTACTCGGCTTCGTTCTCGGCTACTTTTTCGTTGAATTTGGCCGTTTGATAAGAGGTGTAGCCGCCGTAAGCCGCAGCCGCCACGGTTACAGCCAATGCCGTCGCCGCAAGTCCCATTACCAAACCTTCCCCAGCATGTAGGCATCAACCTTGTCGACCTCATGCTGTTTCATAATACCCTCAACCTCAAACCCAAGTTTTTGCAACCACTTGGCACCGTGCGGGTGGTCGGCTCTCACATGGGCCTCAAGCCTGTGCAGCCCTATAGCCTCTTGCGCGGATTCAAGCCCTCGCACACACGCCTTCCAAAACTCTTTCGGCATGCACTCAACAGCCGTTCCTGTCCATGCGCTGCACTGCGCCACCCCGGGCCACTTCTGCAAAAACACCCATATGGCGACCACTTCGTCCTCGCACATAAAGCTGTTGATAATGGCGCATTTCTCAAGCTTGCCAAACAGTCTGTGCATGCTCCCGAAGCCGCCATGCAGCCTGACAACCATAGCATCATGCTCACGCAACTTTGGCAAAAGCTGTTCCAGGTGTTCCATTTCGAACGGCACCACTTTAATCATCGTTGCCAAACCTCATAGTTGACCACCAAGGCGTTTATCGTGACGGGCAACGGCATATCACGCCGCAAATAAACGCGCTTGTCACTGCTATAAGCCCCCTCAATAAAGATGGACTTTTCCCCGCTGAACGGCTCAGGGGCTTCGCCAAACGTTATGTTTTCGTTGAAAATGATTTCGTCAAGGTTGTCGGAGCCCGGCCCTGCTTTCAGCCCGTAAGAGTCGGACAATCTCACGGCTACATATGGAAGAGATTTTACGCGTCCAATGCTTGCGCCATCGTTCAACGGTTCTTCGATGGGCAGAGTTTCCAAATCCGACACATAGTGCAGTCCAACCGCCACCTTGCTTGCAGCATAATCAAGCCCTATCTGCCCGCTAGATACCGTTTTGTTGGATACGATGATGCCATCGGCCAACACATCAACGTCTTCGCCTTCCAAATGGTCAAGACCTGTAATGGTTGTCGTGGCAACGCCATCATATAGCACGCCGCAATCGACAAGGTACGCATCGGCAAGATCGTCAGAGTTGAACTCATCGGCCATGTATTCGACATACTTCACAGTGCTGCCGTCAATGGTGCGCTCAACGATGAAATACGGGATATCCCTATCTCCTCCGTTGACACAGGTAACGCTCTTCACGCTCCCTCCGGTCGTGTGCCGGTGCCACCCGACAACCTTGTCGTCCCGCTTGTAGGTCAATGCCATCAGGGTTCCGTCAGAACGCACGCACCACACGATGGAGCTTGACCGCTGGATATCAATATCAACAATGGTATTGCTGCGAAGCAAGTGCTCTGCAAGAAGCGTCAGGTCCGGAGAACGGTAAGAGTCGTCGTCGTACAAATATGCGAATTCATGCAGGGCTTTACCGTCTCGCGCCACGAACAACACGGCATTGCCAACCTGTAAAGCCTGGATGTTCGCCCCGCCAACCGTGGTGTGCCGCCTCGCAAGGATCGCAGACGGCGTAATAGGCTCGTCCTGCCCCCCGCCGTTCATGAGCCATTCGCCGCCCGTGGTGCCGACGGCAAGCCCACCGCGAGCCGTGGTGAGCCACTTGATTTGGTTGACCTCGTTGGAGAGCGTTTTAAACGAGCACGCGTCCGAGTCCGTCACTTCGGCCTGCACCCTGAAGCTTGACAGGGCATCGGTTTCTGACAAATCGATATCGCTGTCGTTCGCCACAACAAGACGCGCTTCGTGCAGCGCGCCAACGGCTGGATATCCGGTCGTGTCGCTGTATTTACCGAGTTTCCATTGGGTGGTTGCCGAGGTCGGGAAACTACCAACCACAACCGTCACAGTGCAGTTCGTTGAGTCGGCAACATCGGTTATCTCGCCCCACTTCCATGCAGCCGAGTTGTAAATACGAACCAGCCGCCCGACATCGGTTGACAAAAACCCCTGCCCGTCATTAATGCCGTCTGCGGCGCTAGCCGTTACCGTAACGCTGCCAGTCCCCGCGGATGCGACTAAGGTTGTCGTGGTGCTGTTTAATGGTAAATACGGACCGTCAAGAAAGACCTCGTTGACAAACAACCATTCGGCCTCTCCGTACCGCTCCAACCTTTTGGTTGGATAGTCGGGGTGAAAGAACCACATAACGTCTGCGCTTTGCGTAATATGCAGATCGAACAGTTCGTCTTCCTGGTACGGGGTTGGGATTTCAAACACATCGCCGCTAAGCGGATACCACCAATCGGTTTCCGTTGAAGGGTTGTAGTTCAGGTTCGCGTCAGACAGCGAGTAATAATTAACGCCGCTATAAGATACCAAGGCTCCATGAGCATACGTGGTACCGCTATCCCATGCGTCCAAAGTCCCAACGGTCAACAGTGATCCGTCACGGCCAAGCCTGATATATTCCGGTCCAATTTCCAGAACATAGGAAATATCAGCAGAATACTCGAACGGCAAAAGCCGCTGTACTTTCGTAGCATCCTTTACGGGCCACCCGTAAAACGTTCCCGGTCTTGTCGTTGCCCCGCCGTGCGGATGAAGGATGAAGTTTTCAAGACGGGCGAGAGAGTTCTTGTATTGCGGAAGGTCCACGCGCCCGAATAGTCGTTCGGAGATTTCCCCGCCTGTGAAGGATGTTTGCCAACGCCAGATCATGTTCTCTCGCTAACGTAGGAGGTTGATTGGTACGGTTCTGTTCGGTCGGTTTGCGCGTTCAGGGTCTTCATCCGCGCCATGCGGGCATCGTACACGCCTCTAAGAGCGTCAGCCATTTTGTAGCTTTTGGCGACGATCATAGCGAGGTCAACAGACATCCTTGCGGCGAAGGCCTGCACAAACGATGGTGAAAACTTCGATGGGTCCTCGACACTGGCAATATAGAGGATTTTTACCTCTTCCTCGTCTGTCAAAAGCTTTTCGCCCTCAACCTCCCACGTTTTCCCAAATGTCGCCACCTGCACACTCTGCGCTGTCGATTGGTCGAGCATGGCATATTCGTCGTCCTGCATTTCGAGCACTCGCAGGCAATCGGACGGCAAAGCGTAGGCATACAGGTAGCCGTATCCCGGGGTTTCATCAAGCCGCGCCAAAATCGCCCTGCGCTTGCAGAACGTCCAAGCGTGCGCCTCCTGAATCTCGTCTCGCAACAGGCTATATATGGCCTTACACGCTCTTCCTTCTGCGCTGGCATCATCCATGGTTGCAATTCTGCCGCCGCCCATCATGCCTAATGCTAGATTGCAAATTTGTACGTCACTGGCCATGTATCACCGAAAAGTGGAGGCCGAAGCCTCCACATTGTGGGTTAACGGATGCCGTCACCAAGGTCTGTCAGGGTTTCCGGCTGTTTGTCTGGCTTATTTTCCTTCTTCTTGGTTTTGGCGGGTTCGCAACATGCGGGGCACTTCTTGCCGAGGATGTCGAACTCTTCTCCCGGCCTGCGACGCGCCCCGCCGATAAAGCACATTACCTTAGCTCTTACGCGCATATGTCACCCCTTACAGAGCGTCAGGATAGGCGACGTTGTACGGCACGTCACTGGTCAGGAAAGCATTGACCTTGCCAGCTGTAACGGCTTCAACCGCAGTGGTCTGCAAAACGCCGAGATACCGCTCGTAAGTGCCTTGAGGAAGTTTCACGGCGCATACCTGATACCCTTCGACCAAAGTGGCCTGCGCAATGGCTGAGGTGCTGAAATGGTACGTTGCGCTGCCGTCTGCGGCAATAGCGGCCTGGGCGTCGGAACACAGATGGAACTGCACGGTAACGCCATCGCCAGCGGAATCGACATCGGTGTCAACCTCGATGACAAGATACAGGTCTTCCCCAACGCCGGGGTTGCCAGGGACAGCGGTCATGTCAATGACATCGCCGATCAGATACGAGCCAGCCGCCCCCGTATTGAGGGCGGTGGCATCGCAAAATTCGTTGCGTTCGTCGAGAATCATATTTGCTCCTTTATCTTAAATGCCGGATTCGGTGTTCAGAATGGCGTCACAGCGTCGTACCGGGATGCCGTCGAACATGGTGACATGCTTGCCTGCTACCTGCTCCATGGTCAGCGTAGACGATGCCACTTTGTTCATGATCTGACGCCGCAGGAAACTTTTGACGGTGCGATTACAGTAGAAGGCAGGACGGCCCATGGACAGCGAGGGGATAATTTCCACAGCCTGGGTCATCAGGTCGATGAGGTCGGGGCCGGAAGAGGCGTTTTTAACCAGGTCTTCCTGGTCAATGTTGATACGGCACACATACCGCCAGTCCCGCACAGTCAAGCCGCAGTCCCAACGGTAATGGCTGCGGTAGGCTTCCATGCGCCCCCCGCTGCCGTCAACGTCCTCGATGGTAACCTGCCCCTTGTCCTCATGTTGCAGACCTGCCTTGGAGCCTTTGGGATAAATGCCGTGTATGGTGTTCGGGCCCCAAACGACAAGCCAGATAGAAGTGTTATCGGAGCCGTCAGGGGTGGCGGCAGAGGTCAGGATGTTGTCGCCGTTTTGTGCGCTCTGATCGTTGAACCGCGGGGAGAAGCCCGTAAAGGCTTCGGGTTCGGTGGACTCATTGCCGTAAAAGAGGGTGGAAGAAAACTCGTTATTCATCCCCTCGATGTGGGCGCGGTCCTCAGACAGCCGGAATGATGCGGTGTTCCCGTTCAGATCGGCAAGAGCCTTGTCAACTTCGGCATAAGCTTCGAGCATACCGCAGGTGTCGGTAATCTGCGCGGTGGTCGATTTTGTCGGCTGCACGCCACCGTACAGCTTACGCCAGGTCGGAGTCGGAAGACCGGTGCGGATGGTGGTCCGATGGCCGGTTGGGAGGTTGCCTTCAAGCCAGACCATATCCTGCAAAATTTCGTTGGTCTGGTTCAACATTTCGGCAATAGTGTCAATTTTGCCGTTGGGGTCCAGCCGCTTGGTTATGTCAAGCAGCGTCGGGTGAGTAGTTGCAAGTGTGCTCATGTTTTACCTTTCTCTCTGCCATCACGACAGTGAATATATGTGCGGCCCTGTCT